GACTGGGCCTGCATATCCATGACGTGCAGGTTGGATCCCAGACCGTTGATTTGAGCCTCGATGCCGTCGAACTCGGTCGGAACGACCGAGGCATCGCCCTCAAAGCAGAACACCTCGGCGTCGGAGAGCAGCTTGATGGCGCCGTTGGCCTGCTCAAGCGCGATCGAGTCGATCAGGTTGTTTTGCAAACTCTGCACGAAGGTGACGGACCGGCGGTCCATCAGGTATTTGACCATCCCAACCCGGCGAGCATACACGCCGGTGGACTGGCGGATGGTCCCCGCCTCCCCGGTGGCGCTGGAGCCGGGGAAGCCGCCGACGCCGCTCTGTTCCATCCACTCGTCGACGGTGGCGATCGCCTTGTTTTTCTGGAGCTGATTGAACAGGCGCAGGTGCTGATTGGCCTGAATCGTCGATTTCATGGTGCCGTCGAGCGACTGGGGACGGAGCGCCCCACCACCGGACAGGGCAGCAACATCAGTCCCGTATCCAGCGGTCAACGCCTTGTTGAGTTCACGGGCAACATCAAGGCCCATCGAACCCTGACCCCCCCCGCCTTGGCCCATGTTGGCCATCATCTGCAACAAAACTGGGTTCATCACAACCTCCTAATTCCGAGAAATGGCCTCAAAAGTGGAACCAATCTGGTACCGCTTCAGGCAAAAAAAAGAACGCTTACCGCTTAGCCGCTGCGTCGATCCGGGCCTTGATTTCAGGGGTCAACGGGATCGAGTTATTGACCATCGTTTCGACCCTCTGAAGATCGACCCCAGAGAATTTGCCCTCGTCGAACAACGCCATGCCTTTGGTCAAATATTCGCCGTCGGCACCCTCCCCATCGGGAGAAGCGGGAGCACCTGCCCCCGCAACCGAAGCGGGGGGGATGACGCTCAAGGTCGCCATCCTGCCCCCAGGGGCGGACAGCGCCTTGCGCAAATCGCCCATTTCGGCACGAATGGAGGCGTTCTCGGCCATCAGCTTGCGGTTGATGTCAACCATGTTGCCGAGAGAAGACACCATCGACTTGGCCAACTGGTTTTGGCGCTTGCTGATGGCACGCATGATCGCAATGCCATCCAGCACATCGACCTCTTCACCATCGACGGTCGCCTTCATGGCGATCATCGACTTCCCGAAAAGCTCATCGTCGTCGTCTTCGTCATCATCGCCGCCAGCCGCCTGCTGTTTGGCTGCAGCTGCAGCAGCAGCTTGATCGCTACCATTGGCCTTTTTCTTGGCCTCCTCTTGCCGTGAAACCTCTTCTTCATCGAGCTGCGCGCCCATGCTCTTGGTCATGTCGCCGTGACCAGCCAATTGGGCGAGCAACTGGTCGAAGCCAGCGTTCTGCTGTTTGCTCATGGTTTGAGCCTCCTGTGTTGTTTGAGACCTCGTGCGAGATCGTCGAAGAAACGCTCCACCCACTCGGCGGATTGCGTCAGGGAAAGGCCGAAGAAACTGGTGCTGTGGGCAATTAGCTCTTCAGCTTTTGCCCCAACAGCGCCCGATCTGATCGCATCGGATATGCGATCCCGGTACTCGAAATAGGAGTGGGAGTGCCCCGCCATCGACTGGGGGCGGAGCGATCCTCCACCGGTCAGGGTGGCGGAGTCGGTTCCATAGCCTGCGGTCAACGCCTTGAAGAGGTCGAAGCCACCATCGGGGGACATTGATTTGGCGAAGGCACCAAAGGGGATTGCTGCTGCGGTTGGGACTGCGGGATTGACGGGGGTCTTACTCAGGCCGATGTTGCTCCACAGGGTCTTGGTAACCCGGAGTGGATCCTTGTCGTCGCGAGCTAAAACCTTCCCGCCAACGCTGGGATACCACCGCTGGGGGGGGGAAACCTCAACAAGCGAGGCCCAGACCGCATTAGCGTTCTCTGCTGCGGGGCCTGAACCTGTGTAGAGCTCGGCCTTGACGTAGGTGGCAACACCAGCAATCTTGACCTCGACAGGCTGACCGATTTCGTACAATCCGTAGTTTGGGATCCCCATTCGCGGTCCAAGCTGCGTGAGGTGGTCGAGGTCAAGATTCCCATACTTCAGGTAGTAGTCGGCCGAAGCTTCGAGCGCCTTTGCCAAGATCGTCTCATCCTGGAAATCCTGGGCTTCGTTGGACGCCTCCATGTAGATAAAGCGGCGCCCGCCATCCTCAACCGGCGAGGCCTTGAGGAATCCGTCGAGCACCACGTAGTCGATTTTGCCAATATCGCTGTCGTTCATCGCGCCCCCGACTGGGCAAAAAAAAACCGCCCTGCCACTGCGAGTGGCGGGGCGGTTCATAAGAAGAACCCTGTTCCGGAATCGTGGTGTCACGACGCCGGAGATCGCAAATTCAAGACCTACGGAAGAACCCTACGACCCCCTTTCTTACCTCGCCCATCATCTGGGGGCCAAGACCGACCGTTTCCTTGCACTTTGGGCACACAACCTGAAGCCCGTCGGGTGCCATGATGATGGCCTTGGTGCGCAACATGGGGTGGCCATCGCGCGACACGGAATCGAGCTTTGCGTAGCAACTCGGGCAGACCAATCCGACGCTCATGGCTGCGCCGCCAGGACTTCTTCGAGAAGCCCTTTTTCCCGCATCAACGCAAGGTATCGATCCCGACTCGTCCCGTCGGTCAACACCCCCTCTTGCGTTAGGCTGTCGGCCTCTTTTTCGATCTCGGACAACCTCTTTTCGGCAGCCGAAAAGATCAACTCCTCGGTAGCTTGGAACCGGCTACCAAGTGCCTCGACCTTGCCGAGCTGGTCCATGATCGGGGCGAACTGGTCGCGTGGTTTCGTCATGAGTTGATCCTAAAATCACGACGCCTTGGCTGCCTTTTGATCGTTCGCCGCATCCCCGGACCTAGCCGAATCCAGGTAAGAGGCAAGGCCAGTGTCGTCGATACCCTCAAACGGAGAGGTCAGGGTCTCGCGTAGCCCGTATTTCTTGGCGAGCCGATCACGCGCCGCCTTTTCCGACTGGTGGTCGGCAACCAAATCGATCAGCTCGACGTCACCGGTCTGCCCGAGTCGATCTATCCTCCCATTGCGCTGAGCATGGGTCTTCGCGGTGTCGGGGGTGTCATACTGAACCAGCCACTTTCCGCGCTGCGCGTTCAACCCGACAGCGCCGGCATCGGATGCAACCAGGATGTCTCCATCCCCCCGGGCAAAGGCCTGCCGTTTCCGGTTCTTCTCCTTCGTGGAGTCGGCTCCGGTGAGGACGATGACTTTGTGACCTTCAGAGGTGAGCCTTTCGGATAGGGTCTTCACAGCCGACAAAGACCGGGCAAACACGATCCCCGGTTTCCCTTTCCGCTCCTGCGCGATCCTGGACACCTCGCCAGCCTTGGCCCCCTTGGGGTGCTCGTTCAGGATCTTGTCGACCGCAGTTCCCTTGAGGATTCCGAGGTTCCTCTGGAGCGACTGCGCCAGCGCCTCGTGCCCATTGGTCGGCACCCCCGAAAAACTCGACGGACTGATTTCCTTCATCGCCTCGACATCAACCCCCCCCTTGATCCTGGCGGCGGTGGCCCGGCCGATTGCAGCTTCAAGCCGAGACATATCGGCATGCTGCTCCTTCGATAGGGGGACATTGACCTCTGACTCGGTGGCGGAAACCCCGGAAGAGATGCGCCCAGGGTAGAGGTAGGCGGCCAGCTCCCGGCGGAGCTCGTCTTGGGATGCCGGGGTGTTGACCCCGTACCGGCGCATGAAGGCGTCGCGATCCGAATACCGGTCGGGATCGAGCTTCGAAAGCAAATCGAACACCTCGGATGTGTCGTTTTTCGCCGGATCGGCGGTGGCGTTCACGTAGTAGTTGGCGTTATCGGTCACCCCGTCGATCACGTTGGCCATGGTGCTGTTGGCCTTCCCGCTTCGGTTCAGCAGGTCGTGGCCCTCGTCGACCATCACGTAATCGGCTCCGATCCCCTCCTTTTCAAACACCCCGCGAGACCACTCCTTGCGCTCCTCCCTCGACATACCTGCGATCCGGGAGACCATTTCGTCCTCGGTAATGCCCTCGTGGGCGGCTCCAAGGTGGACCAAATCATCGCGCAGCGACTGGTGGGTGACGACCACGAAGTGGTTTTCGGGGTTGCGCAGGGCGTTCAGACGCTCTTCGCGCGAAGCGCCGGGCTCGGCATGCCACTGGAATTTCCCAGGCTCCAGGTTCGTCAGGGCCTCGCCATTGAACTGGCCCTGGACAATCGAGGGAACGACGAACAGACCGCGCTTGGCTTTTCCTTGACCCTGTAAGTGAGCAAAACCGGTCAGGCCGATGGTGGTTTTCCCAGACCCGACACCCTGAGCCAGCTGAATTCGGCGATTCGCCTCGATCAGCTTTACCGCGCGCTGCTGGTTGATGTACTTGCCATCCATCGTCCGGGCAAACGTGAAAGGCAGCTTTTCCCCGGGGCGGAAATTGCGCCCGACGTTCCCCACCAACGAGGCGAGCTGCCGCTCGGCGGCATGCCCCAGGGTGAACCTCTGCCCGGCCTCAATGGTGGGATCGGATGATTCCGCCTGCGGCTTCTCGCCCATGAACAGACTCATCTGGGCCTGATCCAGGGCTTCGCGGGCGGCCCGTGACTGCGCCAGCTTTTCGCTGACACCCCCTGAGGTGTATTTCCCCTGGAGGCGGTTGCGCAGCCTGTCGACCTCTTGCCGGTGGATTTCGTCGCGGCGACGCCTGGCATCTGGGTCGACCGCGTCCAGGTGCTCAAGATCGCCCCGAATCGAACGGCTTCCAATCTTCAATGGGTCTTCGTGGATTCGGTTGTAGTGCTGACTGAACTCACGGGAGACGGCACCATTGATGTGGTCCTGGATGGCGGCATAGGCTGCCTCACGGCTGCCCATGTGGCGGATGTATCCATCCCACCCCAGGCGGGCCCCGGATAGCTGCCCCTGCATCTCCTCAACTCGCTTGTTCCACCCCTCCCATTCGGTGGACACGGCCTCACCGAAAAACCCGCGAGTCATTTTCTGCGGCTCTTTCGCCCGCAGCGCTTCCAGGTCGGACGAAAGCTGCTGGGCCTCGGGGGAGTCTCTGGCTATGTGGTTGGCGAACCACTGCCGGAGGATCCCCCTCCCCTCGTGGTCGAGATCGCCGATGGGGGTGAATGCAACCTTCCCCTCGGGAATGGAGCCAAGGGTCCGATGCAGGGCCTCGACGGCGACGCCCTGATCCAGACGCTGCCGATGCAGGGGGGAGCGGTCGTTTCCAAACCGGTCGGAAACGAACCGATCAGCCAACCCTTGGAACTTCTCTTCGTAGGAATCGGCCTTGACCGGTTTCCCGTCTTCCCCGATGACCGGGGCAATCGAGCGCAGGGCTTCAAAGTAAGCCCCCCGGCTCCCCTCGGGGACGGTACGGATCAAATCTTCGTTGCGCAGGTCGGCCACAATCTGGGCCGGGGCGTCGCCGTCGGCCATGCGTCCGCCGATGTAGTCCTTGATGTTTTTGCCGAGGTCTTCCCCGGGAGAAAATGGCTCGGCCATTCGATCGGCAACCCCCATCTGGGCATTGCTCAGAAGATCGGGACGGCGGGCCATCCCCACAGGGAGCCACCCCTCCTCGTCCTGCTTGCCGGTCTGGATATCCAGGGAGGTTTTGAGTCGAGTGAAGTGGTCGCGATCAATGGGGGTGGTCAATTTGCCGATGGCGTCTGGGTTGACTGAGATGTGGGCTCCATCTGCATCCGTCGCGATTTCGAAGTCGCCATCCTCAAGGCCGATGGCTTTGGCCCGCTCGGTTGCCCCCTGCCGACCAACCTTGCCCATCGGCAGCTTCAGCGGTTTCCCGGCTGCATCCCGGCGCAGAGCCACGATCATGGCGGCCGTAGCCTCCTGCTCGCCCAGGGTCGTACCAAGAGCCTCCTTCATCGACTCGACGGCCTCCATGCGCGCCCGGTTGATGCGGAAGGCGTCGGCAATCCCTGCGCTGTCGACGGCATCCGGGATTTCCATCGACTCGACCTGCCTGCGCAGGCTTTCGACCTGTTGCAAGGCCTCGGTTGTTGCCTCCACCGAGTTGTCGAGGTGATACCGCTCAAGGGCACCGGCGATATCCTGGCACTTGTCATGTCCGAGATCGGAGCGCAGCCGGGCCGCCATGGCCTCGGCGGCCCCTTGAATCCCGAGTGCATCAACAACAGAACGGTCAAGTAGCCCCTGGCCGGCAACGTTGAGGGCGACCGAGTTGAACCCGTTGTAGGCGCCGACGCCGAGGTGGCGCCGCATCGACTTGGCGTAATCCCGCCCCCCCACTTCCGAGACCTGTCCCAGAAAACCATGGGCGGCCATGGTCCTGACGTCGTCCTCGATCGATTTGCGGGCTTTCTCATCAAGGTCGACGTCCTTGGATGCCTCCAGGATGTAGGCGGTTGGGTCCGGGCTTGCGCGGCCCTGCTTGATGTCGGAGGCGGCCTTCTTTGCGGCCCGCTCGGATGCAGCCAGCTCTTTGCGCGCCTTAATGATGTCCAGCGCCTGGCTTGCCTCTTGGATGTTGGCGGTCGGAAGGTCCGATTCCGGCTTGATTTCACCAGCCGTTTGCTCAAACCCTTCAGGGGTTGCTGCTCCCGACTCGGTAGCCGGCGGGGCGTCTTCGCCCGCCTCCTTTGGCTGATGCTCCTTGCCGACATCGGAGCGCTCTTTGTACTTCGGCGCAAAACCCAAACCGCTGGATGAGCCAGCGACAGGGTCGAGATCGCTGACGTCCAGAGCTGCCGCGCCATCGGACCCAACACCGATCCGATCAAGACCGGCGTCTTCACGCGCCGCCGGATCGTTGGCGAGCCAGTTCCTACCGATCTTTTCGGCTTCCTTGGCGCGGCCCAAAAGAGCTCGGTGGTGCTCGTCGGCAACCGCCTGACGCTCCTTGTCGGAAAGACCTTCTAGCTTGTCGGCGGATGGCTTTAGGTCTTCGTCCTTCCACCCCAAAGCCTGGGCCGTGGCCTGGATATACCTCTTCTCGCTTTCCTTCCTGGCCGCGGCAACCTCGCCAAGCCGATCCTGTTTGGCCTGATGCACACCGGCGGCTTTGTCGGCCTTGACGCGCGCGCGCTCCTTCTCTTGGGCCTCCCTACGCTTTTCTGCGGACTCCTCCCGGTAGTGCTCCTCGCTTTTGACGCCTCGGAGCTTCAGGTAGTTGAGTTTCCCACCAGCCCCCCCGATGACGTGATAAACGCCAGTCCCGGGCGTCGACTCCTTGACCAGCACCGGTACACCTTTGCTGTCTTCGCCGTTGGGGTGGACCGTGATCCACCGAGCCCCGGCAGGAATTGCCTTGAGGAACAATTCGGATTCGGGTAACGTCGATTTTTGAAAGGCGCTCTGGCCCCCAAACAACGACTGAAAGGTGTTTGGGGTGTATCCTCCCTCGGCCATACCAGTCGGGGGTGAGATCCGGAGCGCCTTTTTTATTGTTTTCTCCTCGTGCACATGGATCGTCACGATGCAGTTATCCTCCCCTCCGTCCTTTAAGAACTTGGACGCTGCATAGACCACGATTTTCCCGTCGTAACGAACGCGCCACCATTCCCACCGAATCGTCTCACCCTGTGCGTTTTTCTGGACGTCAATCGGCTCTGTCCTCGCCACATGCGGCAGCGCCAGGATGTCGCCACGGTTGATTTGTGACCCGCGCTCCTTTCCCGACATTTCACCGTGTTTCCAAAGTATTTTGACGAGCCCAAACCCCTTCTCCGTCCCGGCCGCACGCTTGAGCGCTTTCCCGGACACCACAATCTCCCCATCCCGTTCTATGGCAGGCCCCTTGGGGAGCAGAATTTCGAGATCGGAAGTTTTGATGGAAACCAGAGCGCTGAATGGCCCAGTGAGGGGGTCGGCAAGGGTTGAGTTCAACAGAGCCCTGATTTGCCGCTTCTCGTGCTTGATTCGGTGATTTTCGTGGTCATCTCGGGGGGTGCTTCCGCCTCGTTGCCCGGGGCGGCCTTTGTGGCCCTTGAAGCTTTTCAGAAAGACGATCACTGCTCGACGAATGTTCATCTGTTCCCCCTTGTGAGGGGAACAGAATGCCGTCATGACACCACCATGCGGAGATGAACAGAATCATCAACTTCGGGCCTGATTTTCAGCTACGCCCCGGCGATGAGGTCGTGTCCAAATTGACTGGCCAGGCTGCGGAAGTCGCAATGGTTGATCGCGGAAACGAAAGGGCCGCCATCATCATCGGTTGGGACGATCATGGCGGCCCCGTGAAATACGCTCGGACGAGGTGGGTCACGTTCTCCGAGATTGAGTCGGTTAATCCGAGACCGGAATTCCCGTGTCGATCCCTTGGAGAAAAACATCCCCCCCGAGCGCCGCAAAAGCCTTGAGGACCTCCCGCTTGGATCGGATCACATCGACCAAGCGGTCAAAAGCGGCGTTGATCTTTTTGCGCTCCTCACCCTCGGGGAATGGGCGGTGCTCGATTTCACCGGTGAGAGGTGACCGGTAGTGCTCGTTCGAGGCGTGGTTCGACAGGTAGTCGTTTTTTCGCCCCATCTCTGCCAACCTGTCTTCGCACCACCCCTGGAATGCGCGGGCAGCCATCTCATCGTTTGCCGCCCAGTATGGCGTTTTCTTCCCCTCATCCAGCTTTTCTGCTTCGATGGCAAATGCCGATTTCGGGCTGCCAAACTTTGCCTCAATTTCTCCACCATCAGCATTCCCACCAAAGTGGGCGACTGCAATTCTCGTCCACCCATCCTTGTTTTTTTGCGCCTTTCGGCTGTTCCTTCCGCCAACCACAATGGAGGCGTCAATGTGGCGCAACGCCTCGGAAAGATCGGCGGATTTGGCAATCTTCTTCCCAATTTGGGTCCATCCCCCGCCATCCTTGAGGTTGTGCTTGGCAAGACGCACATCTTCTGCGGTGTAGACAAAACTTTTCGTGGACTGATGGGGCCCTGACCGCATCGCAACCAAGAGCCCATCGAATGCCGATCGGATTTCGCGATCCTGCATCACAAGCGGGTTTTCGGTAACGTGGGTGCTGCTGGCTTTTGACTCCCCACCGGATGCCTCAGGGAGGAGGTTGTCGAGGGCGTGAAACCACTCGTGCGCCAAAGCCCCACCGCCACCCATCTTGGTCAGGTTTATGATGCGGTGGGTGCCTTCCCAGTGCGCCCTAGCTGCACCCCCAAAACCGGCGTTGCCCCGACCGCGCGCCCCGAAGGCCATGGCAAGGCGCCCGTTCATTGAAACGAAGTTATCGGGCACGCCGAGGATATCGGCCAAGTCGGCAAAAGCTGCCGCCGTGTGTTCGACGTGGAATTTCGCCGCCCCCGGATCGCTGAGAACCCAATTCCCAGACTGGACCTCACGCAGATTGAAATGGCCCTTCAGGGTCGAAGTCGAATCGACCACCACTTCACGCCCACCGACACGCTCGTAACTGTCGGCGACCTTGAGCTGGAAACGAACCGTTTCGGCCCGTTCTCTTTGGACAGTAACCCTCTCCTTTTTGACCCAGTCCCAATCGGCAATTTTCCCCCTTTTCGCGCCCGCTACATGTTGCGCAAAGGCGTCGGATCCGCCCCTCATGCTGCGATACTTCAGAACGCCAATGAACCTTTCTCCCATCAGTTGCCACGCGCGGTGGATTGGGTTTTCGATTTTGTTGCGAAGTTTCGCCCCAGTGCGGATGGCGGAAATCTGATCCCTAATCTTGCGCTCTTCGAATTCAATGTCGGAATCATGGGAAACCCACCCACCACCAAGATCACGGCGCTTTGATTCGAACTCTGGATGCGCGGCTTTCCATGCCAAAACCTTGTCCCACGCCGCGTCATGCCGTGGAGACAACTCCACGATCCTTTGATCAAGTTCTGGGTTCGGTTTCCACTTCCTGTCGATGCGTTTTTTCTGATCCCACCGCGCATTGCTCAGCTCGTTACCAAGCCGATTCGCGTCCTTCTGGAGCTCCTCAATCTCACTTCTCAGCTCCACCCGAGCTTTGCTCATCACTTCGAGGATGCCTTGCAGCTCCCCGATCCAAGTTGTTTCCTCTTCAGTCAGCATCTCGCCTTCGAACTCATCGCGAATCTCTCGCAGGACATCGGTCACTTGATTGGGGGTGATGCAGGTCTCCAGTCGATCGCGAAGTGATTCGAGGCCCAGCGTGTAGTCCTGCCGCGCCTGCGGAGACTCTTCCGAAGGCTTAGGGGCGATCGAGGCATAGATTCGATCAATCAGCCACCCGGCCCCAGGATCCATCCCTTTCCCCTGGAGAGCATCCCAATCGACCTCCCCGAACAGGTGGCTTTTGGTGATCACATCCGCGGCTTCGCGCGGATTCGTCTCCAAGTCGGTCCAATCGATGTCGGTAGACCGGACGCGCTCTTTCGACCGGCTCATCCTCCTGATCGTCGCGGCCGCCGCCTCTTCTTTTCGGCTCCCCGCGACGTACCCCGTATCCCGGAATCGGTAGTTGGGGCTATTGGGGTCCAGATCATCAGCGTCGGCATAATCCGGGGTTTTCACCGCAGCGGTGGCAGTCCGGGGCCTCTGGGCGCGACGCGCCTTAATTTTTGGCGTTTGGGTGGGGGCAGATGACGCCGCACCGGTTTCCTCCTCCTCAGGGGTCTCGCGGCGCCACCGACCGCCCCTCAACACGTAGGTGACACCACCATCTTCCCGTGTGTCCCCCTCCTTCGGTCCGGTTTCCTCGGCGGACGGGCGCCAGTCCGATTGATCAGGCTTTTTGACCACCACCATCCTGGTCGACACGCCGGTGGGGCGGTCGGAGGACTTGAAACTCCCATCAGGTAGCTTCTCGGATTCACCACCAACCTTCTCAAGCCAGTTGCGGAAATCCTCGGATTTCTGGTTGCTCCGAAAGAATGGTGACTCGGACATGATGGCGACGAGCGTACCGCCCGGCTTCAGGAACTCGAAAGCGCGCTGGACATGATCGACGTCCTGTTGACCCTCAAAGGGTGGATTCATCACCACTGCATCGTAGGACGGGGACACGGGAAGGCCCAAAAAGTCCGAGCCTATGGTGTTGTAGCCCTTGGCGGTCAAGACGTTCTGGAGGCTGCTGCTCATCTCTACAACGTCAGGTGCAACACCGGCGAAACGCACTTGATCGGCGATGTCCCCCTTGCCTGCAGATGGCTCCAGAACCCTCATTCCCGGTGAAATCCCAGCCCTCTCGATCATCGTTGAGACGATCCCTTTTGGGGTGGGGAAATACCCTGGAATTTTCAGGAACCGGACCGCCTCCTCGGCGACCTTGATCGGATCCGGCTTTTCGACGCTGCCATCCCTGAACTTGGCGTACTCGGCCAAAGCGAGCTGGAGATCCTTCCGGGTGTGAACACCCAGCTTGTTCAGGCGGGTGATGGCCATGGCGTCTGTCTTGATGTGCCATGGGTTGCCGCCTTTCTTTTCCAGGTCTTTGATCAGCGACTTGGCCTCGTCATGGCTCAACATGACCTTGCCATCCTCCCCGACACTATCGGCGCGCTGCCGGAGCATTTTTGTAAGGGGCGATTTCTCATCCTTCAGGTCATTGGCATAGGATCGAGCCATTGGCCCCCAGAGACGCAATTCCGGCAAATCAGCTGCCGCCACATCGTCCGGCGTTGGGTCACGCTTCACGAACTTCATGGCCCGGCGCAGCTCCCTGTCTAGGGCCTCTACTGCGGCCCTAGTGGTCACCCCCGATAGGTACTGGGCTTCCCCAGATTCAATCGCTGCGGCCAAGTTGACCATCGTCTGCCCAATGCGCTGCCTCTTCTCGGCGTCCTCGATAGCACCGTTGCCCATGCGAGCACGCCGCGCGGTGTTCATATTTCTGGGGCGGTTGATTTCCTCATCGGCAGCCGCGATGACCTTCTGGCCGGCCTCCCGGAGCTTGGCTGCCTGCTGTGATCGTTTCTTGATCCTGGAGTCGGTCTCCTCCTCCGAATGGTCCTCATCAATCCCCTTGGCCTCCCTGATCTCGCTGGCTGGGGGGGCGACATCGAGAACCTCCCGCACACGGGCAACAGGGATTCCCCCTGCCTCGGCCAGTTTTTCCACGATTCCAGGATTTCGCTCAATTGCCTCAGAGACAGCATCGGGGCCGCCCATCTTCTCCACCGTCTCTTTCAGACGGTCTTCTGGGCTCTTCTCTTCAGTGGGTTGAGGTCTTGGCTGGCCGACGAACAGCAGTGTGGGTTGTTTTGGTGCTGGCTGCTCGCCATGGGGGGCGAAAAAGAGCACCCGTTGCTTCTGGGCATTTTGGGAGTCGGCTGCAATCTTACGCTTGGCGCGGTGGGGGCGAACGTAGGTGCCGTCTTTTCGGGTGTGCCCAGCTACCTGGACGACGGTGTCGAACAGGGTTCGAGCCTTTTGAAAGAAGGCAGCGAATAAGACTGCGGGTTTTTGCATGGGATCCCCCTATCGGATAGATAGGGGGATCATCACGTCATGACAGGGAATATTGGCACGGAAACAAAGCGCCGGGGTTATCCCCTCATCAGAACAAGCTTGGCAGCTTCATACGGAGCATTTTCACCGGTAGTTGCTCCAAATGAGGCCATAATTGCTGTGCCAAGTGCCCGGTCGATCAGCCAATCATGCTCAAGATCGGCTAGAAACCTTATAGGTCCTTTCCCCCGCCTCCCTCCCTTTTCCCCGGAAGAACCCAACCGCCGCCTTGATCATCCGCGGCCTTTCCCGGGTGCTCAGCACCTTTTCCTTGAACTCATCCATCGGCATTGCGGTGATGGGGCCAAGAAACCGGGGGTCGTCGTAGTGGTCGAGATACGCGCGTTTCGCCTCCTCCTCCGAACCGAACCCGAGCATCACCTTGTCCTCGTCGTAGCGGTCCCATTTCCCTGCCTTGCGCTGGTGGACAATGTAGGCGATTGGGGCCTCAGCCTCCGGGCCGAGGTAGCAATCGACGTGATCGCCGTCTACACCGAGGCTCCCCCGGATATAGCCGTAGGCGTGGGTCATTTTGGTCCGCCAGGCATGACCATCGCGGTCGACTCCGGAGCGGACCGATCCTTTTGGGTTCTCGATCGAGATATCGAGCCCCTGAAACCTGCGGTGCTGTTTTTTGTAATTCCCCGCCTCCAGCTGGCCCGGAGATGCGCCTTCCCCGGGGGGGGTTGCCTTGAAGAAAAGAAAGCTGTTCATTGCCCCCACCCCCCAACTGGCTGACCAGACAACGGGCCATGACCATGGCTCGCTTTGTTCCAGTCCCCGCGACCGCAGTTCTCGCAACGGAAGATTCTCTCTTCGGCTGTTGCCCCTATTGATGGTCGACCGCATTTTGGGCAGCACAGCACCCCGGTTGGTTGTTCAGTCGCCATGGGTCGCCACCCCTCCTCCACCGCTCAACCTCTCCTTGGCCCACCGGACGAACTCCGGGTCGGCCCCAACCGGGGTTCCGGGGACAAGAACCCACGCCCCGCGGCAGTGGGGGTGCTGCACCCCGGCTGCGGCCCACCACATTTCGTCCTTGGACCTGGGGATCAACTGCCCACCTACCCGCTGATTTGGAGCCGCATAGCGCCCCACATTGGTCTTCCCTGCCCAGACCTGGGTCTCGCCGTCTTTGCGCGGCTCAGAGGGGGAAACAACGGTGAAAACACGGTTGTTCAGGGACTGGCAGAACGGACAGACGCCGATGTAGGCCTCGATCCGCTTGACCTTTGTTCCAGGCTGAAGGGTGGAGATGAACCCCTCATTGATGTTGCGACCGGTCTCGGTCACCGCCACGCGGCGCCAATCCCGATTGAGGATCGCCAATCGGTCTTGCATTTCTGACTGGAGCGCCCAGATCGTAGCCGCGGGATCACCTCGACCGGCTGCCTCTTGATGGGCGATCACCATCTGCTTGACTGCGGAGCGGGCGTTTTCTCCAAGCTCTCGAATCGACTCGGCCGCACGCTCCTTGGCAAAAAGGATCGCGGCGATCCGTCCCCGAGTCATTGCGTCGATCCGACCCCGGGCGATAATCCCGACCTTCTGCGCCGACTCAAGGGTTGCCGGGATACCACCGACGAGCACGCCCATTTTGGCCACCGTCGGGGGTGGGGTATCGCCCGCCTCGATAGACGCCTTCAACTCCCCAAGTAGCACGCCACGGACGGCCTCCATTTCGGCGCGTTCCATGATGACGCTCCGCGGAAGGTGTCGGTGGATGACCAAGTCGACCACCTTCATCCAGTCCTCGATGGTGTAGTAGGTCGAGGGAGCTGACAGCTCAGCCTCAATCTCCTCCATCTCCCGATCCGACCAGCGCGTCCAGCCCATGGCCTTTGCCAACAAGCCACGGCTTGAGGTCACCCCCCGCCCCGAGATTGCCGCAATCACATCGGCAAAAACCACCTCAAGGAAACGGCGACCCCAGCTGTCGTAATCCTCGATGACATCGCGAAACACCGGATCATGATGTGGGGCGGCTGCTGCAGCTTCTGGGGGCGACGTGATCGCCTTGTAAATTCCCTCCAGCGCCTCTCCGGTTTGGGCCTCGTTCAAGTTGCCGATATCGATCAGCACTGTTTCTTCCTCTCTCATGGCCCAGTCCTTTCGCCAAGCCGTTCCAGGCTCCTGTTGATCGATTGCAGGGTTTGGTTGAGGACTGGATCATTCGTAGGTGGTGGCGTTGTCGCCCGTTGCCAAACCAGTGCGCCGGCGGCACAGACGATCGCGATCATCGCACCCATAACCCATCGATTGACCGCCTTCGAAGCAGCAACGGGATCACGCATGTCACCCACGGTTTTTTCGAGGGCCTCGACTCGTGCCTGGCTTGGCAATTTACGCAGTTCTTCCGGGGTCGGCATTTTCGCCAGCGTGAGTTCGTGCCTCTCCGCCTGCTGTTCTAGGGTCGCAAGCTTTCCCCACAGACGACGGCGCTCCTGCAAATCCATCATCATCCGCTCTTCGATCCTGGCCAATTCAATGAGGGCGTTGGCAACCTTGTCCATGGTCTCATTGGTCTTTTGCCCAATTGCCGTAACGGTGGCGCCATGATCGTCAATCTTGCTTTTGAGAGCCCCAACCTCTTCCCGAATTGAATTCAGGGCAACATCTGTGACTCCGCCGCCGACTACCTGCTGCGCCGCTACCATGTCAGGCCCCCTTCAGCGGCCACAGCCACCGGCCAAGCCACGATTGCGTGGTTAACTGTGTCTCTGGCTGGATACCGGCAGGATCTGGGGAAGGCCCCTCAATCTCGGCGCTGCCGTCGACCACCTGTGGGGTCGATTCTGCCGCCTTCATAAAGAGGTCCGTACCACCCCGGACAAACATCAGTACCTGCCGGCTTTTCGCCATCTCCTCTTCTCCCTCGATTTTCTGTGGTTCGCCGGCGACGAAAATGGTATCGCCATCTTCGCCACGCAGGATCGCGCCCCCCTCGCCTTCATCAACGACCCCGTAGCGGTGACGAGCCATGACTTTGTGCCCGAGCAAATCGGCCCAGCGGACCTTGTGATGATCGCCAGCGGAGTGGACCGTCACCCCGTGTTCCCCTACCGCTTTCACCTCGCCAGCGCTCATGCCCCCCGGGTGGCGGAAATAAACGTGATCGCCCTTGCGCGCGCTCTTCGGCTCCATCACACCCTCCAAATCGTGATGGACTTTTGGAGGGGCTCCCCCCCTCCACCACCCGGTGCGGGAACATCGACCTTCTTGACTTTGTCCTTGGGCACCCGCGGCGGCAGCATGTCCCCATCGTTTTGCTTCTCTTCAGCGCCATCGCGCTTCTGCTCGCCGCCGTCATCGCCTTCAATCTGCCCAAAATCCTCCTCGCCAGGCTGACCTGCTTGGGCCTGCGACTGCTGCCAAACGGAGATAAGGGCGGGATTGACCGGGGCATTGCCCCATGCCTCGTTGATCGGCCCGAGTTGGAGGCTTTGGCGTAGTTCGTTGACGATCAGAACATCCTTTTTGTCCTTCCTGTCCTGCTCCAAATCCTTTTGGTTTACACCTTCAAAACGGAAGACGAAATCAGGGTTGAACTCGGAGACAAGGTTGTCGCTCAGCGTTGTTTCAACCCACGACATCAAAGGGGTGAGTCCGTTGTCCTTGCTGGCAAGGAGTTTTTCCTGGGTGTCTCCACCAGATAACGATGATTTCTGGGAAGCAAAGGACTCGAAGTTGATCTCATCGGGGGAAGTGCCGTAAATCGCACAAGACAAGGCAGTCAGGAACGTCATCCATTTCGCAAACATCATCTCATTGAATTCGACACCGAATTTCTCGAAGGCGATGCGTGCATCAGGGTCGGAAGACACCATGATGGGCAATGCCCACCGGTTGTTGATGCCTTTGACCATCGCGTTCCAGAGCCGCCTGAATGCCTCTATCTGCTTGGTGTCGTACTCGCCGGTCAAGTGAAGAACACCATTTGGTATCGCGTTCTCATCGAACCCCTTGGCGTTGATGGTCATTGCGTTCAGGAAGCCGGTTACCACCCTGACCAATAGCTCAGGCTCACCGAGGCCGTACCCGCCCACCTTGATATCGGTTCTGGGGTTGCGGACCTCGTAGATCAGGTTTTCGTAGGTATAGGCAGCAACCGGCCGCATATCGACCAGCTGAAGGGCAAATATTTCATCGTCGCCTTGATACCCTTGCTCCTGGCACAACCGAATCGTTGCGCCGTCAACCGAATAGAACCCGGACATCCCCAGCCCGGCGGCGCGCTTGTATTCGACTTCAATGGGGGAGGCATCCATCGTCAGGGTGTCGCGGGTCAGTTTCGCCAGGAAACCTTGAAAGTTGTCTCGTTTGAGCCTCTTCCGCATCCGGGGTCGTGGCTCATCGCCGCAGTTGTTGATGAATCGGACGACCTCTTGGGCCTGTTTTTCGTCGGCCTTGGTCATCTTGTAGGCGGGATCGCGGTGGCGGATCACGTACCCAGCCGCGTCGAGGCTTTCCCGGGGGCGGGCAAAGCTGGACACCTGACGGATGCGGTTCATCACGATGGCTGACAGGATGGGGGTCTGATCGACCATGGTGCGTAGAGTGGTGTAGCCGACCGGAGCTGGTTTTTCGTAGTAGTCGCCCGAGGCGAAGATCCCAAAGCGGTCGATGTAGGCGGAAACGGTGCGGTTTTCTTTTTTGCCTACCGATGCATCGTCCAGCGTCCTTGATGCTTTCAGCATCTCGTTGCTGAACTGTGCATCCGTCTGGGCATCGCGAAACATCTCAGCGATTTCATTGGCGAGGACGGATTGCTCCATAGCCTGCTGGAGCGTCCCTTCCGCCTTCATGAAATCGATTTGTGCATCGTATCGCTCGTCCGCCGGGGCGCCCGGGTTTAGAGCAGTTTTGATTGGCTTGTCGGCGGGCATGGAACCTCCTAGATGAGGCCCCATGGTGGCGTCATGACGGCTTGGCTTGGTACAGCAGTTCACCTCCTATCAAAAAACGGGCATGCCGGATCCTTTGCCGCAACCATGGCGTTGATTTCCCCGCACAGCATGGTCTCCTCGCCGCAGTGCTCACAGTTGCCGCAAATGGCATTTCCGCCAAGGTCGACTGACTGGGTACTGATCAGCCCAGCAATGTGCCCGGGCAGGCCCGCAAAGTCGTTCGCGACATTTCCCACCACCGCCCCCGCTGTAGCCGACGAATCACCGCCTTCGGGGAGAATGAAAGTCGAGGTGCCATAGGCCCGTGCCCACGCCACGTCACACAGCATGTTCGCATAGGCGAAGTGGGGGTCGATCCCGACCTTCATCACCTTCCGACGCTTCTTGCCGACAATCATCTTTTTCGCGCCTGACCCCTGCTCGGTGGTCGTGACCACCAAGGCGACTTTGGTGAAGTGGAGGAAAGCCATCTCCTTGAGGATGGCCGACATCCGGCGCGTCCCCTTCTCGACCACCTCTTGAATCAGCCCATCCGGATCGGGGAACAAGCAGGCACCACTGGACAGCCTGGCAAGGGCCACCTGCATCATCTTGTACTGGTCGATCACCACGGTGTAGCGGTCGCGGTCGTCCTCTGCAATTTTCCGCTTCGCCTTGGTCATCTCGGTATCCCCCCACCTCACCATTTCCCCTTCGATGTCGGAGTAGGAGGCCAGAAAAACCTTGCCTTTGTGGCGTTTCGCGAACCGTTTGGCGTCGTTGTAATTCGGGAGAGTTTCGACCACGCAAACCTGAACGCCGTAAGACGCCATCAGCTCGTCGCATCGTGCAAACGGGTCGTCGTCGTAAATAGCCTCGACGTGGATCGTCGCTTGATGACCATCCGCCAAGCGCTCTTTGATGATGACCACGTTGAACGCGCCCATCTGGTCGATCCCCATGAGCGTCCCCCGGGCTCGGGTCTTCCACACCACCCCACGGCGCATCCCTTCAACGGCAGCAGCGTTGAGCATTTCCAGGTTGACGGGAATCTGAGACGGGTCTTGGTAGGGGATCCCGAGCTTGCGGTTGTAGAAGTTTTGAAGGTCGTCGGCCTTCCTGTAGGACTTGATTATGTCTTCGGCCGAAACGGTAGAAGAAAGCACCTGGGGGAACTGCCACGACGGGAACTCTCCGTCCGGATTGTGGGCACGCCATTCCCCATTGTTCGTGTCGGGGATGAAGGTCTTGCAGACCTGACATTGGAATTGCCACCCTGGGGGGAAATTTTCGTCCTGCCTTCCTTCCCCTGTTTGATCGCCGTTGTACTGGATGCAGGCCGGGAACTGCTGGATCAAAACCACGCCGTCGTGGCACCCGCACCTAGCGTGGAAATGCCGCTGGTCGCCCATCTTGAACCAGTAGTCGATATCGGCATCCGGCCACATGGCGGTCGATATCAACAACGCTAGCTTTACGATCGATGCCGACATCCGCTCGACGACCTTTTCGACGTCTGCCGGGGTCATCCCCTGCACCTCGTCGAATGTCACCACGTCCAACGGAAACGACTCGGTCACCATCCGACCGGAGGTCCACAGGAACAGGAATCGACTTGCACCCATCGTCCTGGTTAGGACGTTTCCCTCCTTTGAGGCCTTACCCCTCCCCCCAGACTCAACCACCAGCTGCTTGTATGCGTCGGGGATAGTGCGGAGCACCGGCATGAATCGCTCGGAGCTCTTGTAGCCGGCCAGCGACCTGTCGGGGACATAAAGGCCGATCGCCAACGGCATCCACTTCAACCCAATGAAGACCGAATAGAGGAGCTCCATAACCGTAAGGCCGGTCTGGGCCCCCTTCATGATAACGTATGTCCCTTTGTGGGCCTCTTCGATGGTCGATGGGAGAGAAGCGTAGATTTCGCGCAGTGCGGCACGCCCCGCAAAAGTGAACGCCCGGCCGTCGACCTTCAACCCCTTGGTAGCCAGGTCTTCAACCCACTCCAGAAACGTTGTTTCTGGCGCGATTCCTCCGGATTCTTCCAGCAATGCAAGGGGGGAGATGCGGTCAGACAGCTGGGCAACGAGCTCATCTAGGAGGTCAAAACGTTTTGGGTTGAACGCCATCAGTTTTGCTGGGTGTTTAGCGGGGATGCCACGAGGGACAAAGCGATTCCGTCATCGGTCGGCTCGATGCCTGCGTGGAGATCAACAACACCTTGCCGAACCAGCCAATCAAGCACATCAAGAGCGCGCCAAATGCCTGTGCCTGAATAACTCGACCCGAGTGGTCCAGACAGAGGGCAAAAAAGGCGCACCGTTGAGGTCTCCGGACCAACCCCCTCAAGGGTCATCCTGATGTTACCGTCTCCAGCCAACGCCAATGCGATTGATGCCAGCATCTCGTCGTTTGTTATTGCCGCTGCCGGTCTTACAAAAATAGGCCCTTTGCGGTGTCCAGCTTTCTCCTCAACCTTTGGTATATCCGCGCTTGGCATTCTGGTGACTCCAGCTCAATTTCTCGGAGGATAATTTCAACCATTTCCCGCTGCTCCTTCACCTCCAGGTACAGCTTTGCTGCGTCCACCCCGGCGCTCAGTAGTTTCGCCTGAACCGTGACACTCTGAAGGTGGAGCTTGGTGTTTCGGATCCGACCATCGGCGCCCTTTGAGTGCTTGATTGCCTCATCGCTCTCGCCGATCAACCGGTTTAACCGGCCGATCAGGTCAATCGGCTGGTGGGGGATGATGTCCTCCTCCACAACTTGTCTGGTCTCGCCCTCTTCGCCGCCGAGTTTGTCCGGCCTCGTCGGGACAACCCCGAGATACTTCGGCTTCCCGCCGGCGCGGTTTCGGGTTGCCATCGCAAATTCGCTGCGAACATCACTTGCCCACCGGTATACCGTCCTTTTGTCTACACCTTTCAGGACGTAACGGTCCGTTATTTCGCCGAACGGGGCGTCGGGACCATGGGTCTCGAACCACTTCAAAAGATCGGCTTTCCCGGATTTTCTGAGGTCCTTTTTTGACAGGGTGACAGTCATCAATCCACCACTTCAGTCTCTACTGGATGACAGCATTCTGTCCGGGCCGTCAAATATTTGGCCTCCCCTGACAGTTTTTTTGTCCGCAGCATCGCTGGGGATACTCAGATGGCACATTTCGGCACGATAGACACTTCCGTCACGACGCTAAATGCGTCAACTGCTGTGGTCTTTTGACACTTAATGCCCGCATCTTTGCCACTGGGTGTCTTGGCCGCGCAAATGCATATATCTGTTACTATTTTTCCCTTTGTCACCTCCCCACAATTGGAGCATTTGACAAAAATAACCCCCATTTTTTTGCCACTGAGAAGCCTCCCGAGACATTTTTGACAAAGGTGATCCTCTAAACGCCATTTCCCATTCCACCTCCCAGGCTTTGGATGAGCAGAGACGCACTGATCTTCCTGACCGTCAGCAGCACCTCGATCGAAAAGTCCGGTCTGTTTCATTCGGATTCACCCGGGAGGGAAACCGTAGGGGGGAGATCGAGGTATCGAAGCAAAGCGGCCCACGCCTCCTCGCATCCAAAGCAAATCAGCACCTGATTGCCTAGGGACAGCAAGCTTTCATGGACGGCTTTCTGGTGTGGTAGAACCCGGCCATTTGCTGAATCCTTCATCTCGATGTACAGACTGAGATAGCCGCCACGCCCCACGGGCAGGTGATAATCGGGCATTCCCTTCTTCACCCCCATGCGCTTCATGACCTTCCCAGACCCTGTCGTCCTCTTACCCCCATTCCCAATGTGGTAGAGGAGGTCCAGCTCCGGGTAATCGTCTGGTGATTCTTCCAAGTGTTGGTTGCGCTGCCGGATCAGGGCCTCGCAGGCGAGTTGTTCGCGCCTCGCGCGTGGACGATCCTCGCCGCCTGGGAGACCACCGAAGCGGTCGAAATAACCAGCCTTGCTCCCGACGGCATCATGCATGGGCGTGCTTTCTGATCAGGTTGGCAATCTCTCCTGAACTCACGAGGGCTATACCGAACTTGGCCTCGAACGACACGAGATGCTCCGGGGTCACCGAGCGCATCGAGCCGATGCCAAAAATCTCCTTCACCTTCTCCCGATTCCAGGTGGAGTAGAGCCGCACACACTCGGTGCGAATCACCTGAGGCGTAAGAGGTGGCTGCCCCCTGTTGTTTCGCACCGCATTGATCGCAGCCTGCCACTTGGCTGGATCGCTGATTGTGTGGATGCCGACGTTTCCGGTGTGGTAGTTGAATTCGAGGGGGAAACACCACAAGTCGGGCACTTTCAGGCTTGCGCCAGAACCGAGGGTGAGGTCGCGCAAGTGGTGGGGGTGCACCGTGTCCCCGATAACACCGGAGACAAGACACGGCTGGGAAGCGACCCATTCGCGGTACTCCCTGCACTCGTCACCACCAGCAAGCCGTTTCCACAGTTCAGGGTTACGCCAGACCTGGGCTCGATCCATGGCGCTGGCAATCGCACCGCCGAGTTGTGGCCCTACCGATTCTCTGGGGGAATGTGCCTTCGCCTGCCTGCTGCCAGGAGCAGGGGGCGTCACCACCCCCTCTGCAACCCTGGCCTTGGCTTCGATCACGACAGACTTCCCAGGGTCGGAATCCATGAAGCATTGCCACGCCTCACGGTCGACCTCGAACTCGACGAGATAGATGGGGCCATCCTTCGTCTTCCGGCTCTTCGGTTTCGGGTTGCGCAAATCTAGGTGGAAGAATTCGCCGGGGAAATCCAAGGGGTTTCGACCGTTCATGGCCCCACCACCCTATTGGGGCACTCGGTGGCGCCGCACCCGTTTTCGTCAACTCCGCCGCAACACGACTCGCACCCAAGAACGACGTGGGGATCGCCAATGGCGGAGCGGAAACGGGCTGCAATCTCCTCCCATTCCACGACCAGGATGATGGCAACCGCCACGGCTATCGCTATGAATCCACGGTTTTCGGTCATCATCTTCACCCCGCATCGTTACCCTATGGGTACCACCATGGACAAAAAAACACGCTTCACGGGCCCACGACGGAGCCATCTCCGTCCCAGGTGAATTCGGGCAATGGGAAGTGGCCGCAGCAGTGGCAACAAAATGTTCCGGTGAAGAACGACGGATCGCGCGCATAGGTCTCGGCGACAGGCGTGCTCATCGTCGTCAGACCACCGCACTTGCCGTGGATGTAACTGTACCGCAATGGCCTCAAGAAACCCTTGGCCCTTTCTTCCTCGGAAAGGACAAGGTATCCATTCTGTTGTCCGTTCTCCCTGATTTCTTCATAGCCAGGGGTTGGCTCGCTCCCATCCGCCAAACACGTCTTGGGCTTCTCTTTCATCGCTTTGCACTCCTTCTCGGCAGCTTCGAGAACACGTTGCAGGCGGCCTGCGAATTCGTACTCAACGTGAGACGCCAAACACCCGGGGGTGATTGAGGGGGTAAACCCCGAGTATCGATACCCATCGGCATCGAGATGCTTCGCGTAGATCCCCAGCTTCCAGTCGTCGATAACCACAAGAGCCTTCATTTCAGACCTAATTTGTTGTAAGGAGCCAGCAGACCTCAGTCCCAGCACTCATTTGGTGTCGACCGACATCCTGGGTACCCCCACTGGGCGAAGTTCTCCCGGTCCTTCGGCTCCAGGCACGACAGAAACTGTTGCAGCTCTACCGCAACCTCTTCGTCGGTCATGCCGTCGAGATTTCGACAGTTGTCGACCGCCTGGACAATCTGTCGGCAAAACTCAGCTTTGTTCATCACCCCCCCCTTTCGTTTTACCGATGTTTTTTTCCCTCCACGCCCGAAACCTCGCAGCAAGATGCTTTCGCTCTTCCTGGCTCAATTCCGGCGCCTTCTCGGGGGAAAACCCGATGGCTGGAGGGATCGTCACTGCAACCTCTTCGCCGCGGCAGACCCTATCGATCACGACGTCCCACACGCGACCCCAAACAGCCCTGCTCCCCTCCTCTGAAATTTCCAGCCACCGCGGTTCCTGCTCGAAGGACAATTCTCTGACCACATCAATGACCGGGTGTCGCCCTTCTTTCCGAGGCTTCATCGCCTCATAGTACGCCGTCCACTTTTGGGGAAGGCCGAGATCCTCGGGGCGAGGACGACACAGGCGCAAGAACTCTTCGACGCCATCCGGTGGCCACGTCTTCCCACTGGAGAGGAGGTTTTTCACGCCTCTCTCGAACTGTGCTCGGGTTATTCCGCTCGCCTGGATGGCGGCCGACCAAGTGGCCATTACCTTGGCGGTGATGTCGTTTCCACCGAGACGCAAGGACTGGCTGAATTTACGCCCGTAAAACGACGTGAGAGTGGTAAAAAGCGCCCCGACGTCGCGGTCTCCAAGAGGAGGGGTGGGATCGTCATCATCCGACGACCTCTCCGTCGACGATTTCACCATCATCGTCGCCAAGGAATCTGCTGAGATCCTGACCACTTGTGGCTCCAGGAGAGCCCCGATACGCGCCATTTGCTGCATGCTTTCCCTCCACGGATGGTTCGTCATCAAAGCGTCGTTGGTTGAGCCACAACGCCGCATAGGGGGGGGTCGAGCCCCTGGCGAGGAGAGCGGGGCGCCGGGCAGCTTCAATCTTGGCTCCCTCGGTCGCCCTCTTGGCCACGCCAGTCGTTTTGACGTTTTCCGCCCAGGCAGCGATTGCGCCGGCAAGGCCATGTTTGAGGTCGAAGGCCGCCCAGAACCTGGCGAACGCCCACGCCGACAATCCAGTGACCTTCACCTCCCGGCGTTTCTTCCCGCCGACGATCCCGATCAACGCTGCCGACTCAGGGATTTCGTCTCGCTGGCGACCGAGCAAAAACCGGAGCCAATAGCGATTATCCTTCCCTTCCTCGCCGTCTTCGTCGTCTTCGAGGTCGTGTGGCCTCGAATCTTGTTCGAGGCGAATTTTCTGTTCGGAGCTACTAACACCTTCCCCTACTGGGGTACCTTCTTGTTGAGTGTTCTCCTTGTTATATAGAGCGTGCGGATTTTCAGGTTCTAGCGTTTCTTTTAGCGTTGTATTTATCGTTTCGTCGCGTTGATCTTGGCTTTGATAAGACTCATAGTTACAAACACTTAGGACTGTTATAGTGCGTGCGGCAGAGCGTGCCGAGGTGCGTGCAAGCGAGCGTGCGACGAGCGTGCGGCCATCAAAATCGAAAATTTCGAGCATTCCCTCGCTTACGAGGGACGCAAGAAACCCCTGAACCTTTGAGCTCGACCACCCCCAGGCGTCCATTAAGTCTCGTACCGAGATGGGCAGTTGCCCCCTCCTAAGAGGCACAGAAACACCTCTGATTTGCCGGGTGCAGTCGCCCCAAACCGCGCTGAGCAGGAGATCTATCCAAGCCTGACCACGACTGTAGGGTTTCTCATCCCACAGCCAATTCCGGCGCAGTTCCCGGTGGAGACAAATCCACCCTGACGATGGGGCACCGTTGAGCATCAGTTGCCGTCGACGTTTCCGTTGCTCAATGCCGCCTGGATGAATCCGGCAAGATCATCCGAATGGGCGCCATATCGAGACGCAACCTCGCTGAACTCCTCAATGGAATGGGGCTGAATTGCCCACACTGGATCCCCTTCCTCGGTGAATCGCTCTTCACCGTCGGAATTGATGGCCTGTGCCATGTGGCAGGTCTCGTGGAAAATCAGGATCTCTCTTTGCCGGTCGGATGCCGCAGACCACCAGTAATGGTCAATCGTCACCAAGTAGTCAGGGACTCGGCCGTAGATGTTCGCCAGCGCCCATGCGAAGACGCCTTTCAACTTGCCCTGAACCGTCGGAAGGTGGACCGTGGCAAGCGTTGCGATGCCTTGCCTGATCTCGGCGCGGTGGTCGAAGAGGAAGACTACGAAGGGGGGAGGAAGATCGAGCCTTTTAGCGTGCTCAGGCAGTGCCAAGACGCGCTCGAAATAGGGGTATGGATCGTTCTTGGGATCCAGAGATGGGTCGGGGATTGAATACCGACCGTTTCCGTCGTCAACTTGCTGCATCTGGGGCTCTCCAGGGTGTACTCGGGGCCTTTGCGACCCTCTTTGCTCCAGAGCGAAAAGCTCTTATGACCGCTTCGACCGCATCTCTGGCGAAGTAACTGACCTCACGGCAGGTGCGTCCGTCGGTTGTGTATAATTGGTATTCTGTAAGTAGCTTTGCCTCCCCAGGGACATGGCCACGCCGGTTAAATCCCCGTCGTGCATCCAAATCGCGGTTGTAACAATTTATGCAAAACGCATTCAGTAGCAGTCGCCCGGACGCCGTTTTCCCGCAGCGAATGCAATTTCTCTGTGGCAGGTGAACGGTCGATATTTTGGTATCAACGCCAGCCCGGGCAGCGCCATCCGAGCAACCAAAGCAGCGGTGCCACGGGATCGTCACCTCGGTCGTCGGATTCTTCGAGGCGATGCCCCACCAGTTGGCACACCTGTTCGGCAGGATCCGTAGGTCAGGAGCCTTGGCGCATGTGATCAGTGTCAGATTGCTTGTGTTGCTGTCCTTCTCCTCTTTTCGCATTTTCGCCACCCGTGAACCCGAAGTTCCTTCGAACGTCCTCAACAGACATGTTGAGCTGGTTATGACGCCGGAAATGCGAACAAATAACCTCGGCGAGATCCTCCGACACAGGAGCGGCACGGATCCCAAGCAGGGCGTGCCGGATGTACGTCTTCGACACGCCAGCATCGTTGCCGCGCCCCAGACCCGCTCGTTTTGCGTCGCGGCTGATCATGGTTACCGCGTCATTCCTCCCAGCCGTGGTGAGGGCGAGGTATGCGGTACGTAACTCCATAGGTGTTTCCCCCTTGTTGCGCACTGGTACTAGATTGGTACCAATCTAGCAGGGAATCCGTCGGCGCGGAAGCGGGATTAGTTGAGTTTCTGGTATCTTTTGGGTACCAATAAGCTACATCAACTCACATGAATGAGGCTGCAATGAAACATCCGGATGAAAATCAGAAAGACTCCGCGACGGGGGGGAGTAACAAACCCGTATGGATTGCTCGCGGCGAATACGATGAGGTGCTCAGGCGGATTAACGATGCCATCGCCGAGCGCGGCCTGTCTTTTCGCGAGTTCGCGGAACAATCCAAACGGCTGTCTCCACCCGAGAGGTTTCACCACACTACTTTCTCGAAGTTGGAGCCACGGGGCTCCGATGAAAAGGCTCAGCACTTGAGCCTCCAACGGATGCTGGCAATCGCAAAGCTTCTGGGGAAACACCCGTCGGAGTTTTTTTCTGACAACCCGATCTTGACCGCTCTGGAGTTGCTGAAGCCGGATGACCGTAAAGTCGTTTTAGGAATGCTAGTCGCGATGTTGCGGAGCTATGAGCGGGGGGATGTGCTGTTGGCGAAAATTCGAAAGGCATATCCACGCCTGCTGTAATGAGGCGTAGGCACAGAGTCGATATGACCTCTTCGGCCCGTATTATCGCCTGAAGGGCTGCGCCAATGGCGGCGATGTCGCCCAGGATTTCCTCGCTGTACATGGAGGACCCCTCCTCGCTGGTGTGAGTCTCAACATCCGATATTCCACTGCCTACGCTTTTACAGGTTCTGTCCATTAACTCCTCCGTGTGGGTTTGTGTTGCGTTTGATGGTACCAATCTAGTACCATAAAACGCAACAACATCGGGACCGGTTTAGATCCGCTCCGCTCCCGTCCACCTCCAACCCCATCGGGGGAACCATGGACGCCCAGCCATTCAGAGCCTCTGCAATGTCCCAGGATCACGCCGCAGGCTCGTCGGGAATCTACCGAATCCCAGTCATTGGGAAGATCCGATCCGGGACTAAACGCCTGGCCCAAAAGGCGGCATCAAACCAGCAGTTATCCGAGATTTGGAATCGGCGGTCTCACGAGGGGATGGCCCCCCGAGAAATCGAAGAAGAGATCCGCACAAAGACCGGTGCTGACGGTTTCTCCGTACCTACCAACACCCAGCACTTCAACTGTTACGCGGCCGATTTTGTCGGGGGGAAACAAACCACCGACCTGCTAATGCGGCTCTTCGGTGAGGATCGCGGCGAAGGGATCAAGCTCTACCAGTTCCCGGCAATCATTCCGGTCGATTCGTTTTCGCTCGCCCTCCCCCACAACCTCAGGTGCTGGGGCTCTACCGGCCTCAAGTTCTGGTCAGAGACCGACGAGTCCGGGGACCGGTTTTGCATGGCCCGCCAAAACCCAACCGTCGATCCGAAATCCCGACGTGCCCGTCGCCAATTCGGTCCCCGGCAAATCGTCTCACGAGGGCTGTGCTCCCCGGAGGATTGCGAGGAATACCAAGCCAAAGCCTGCAACCTCCAAGGTTCGCTGGTCGTGCAAATCCCTGGGCTTCCTGGGAGCGGCTTCGTCGAGATTCCCACCTCGTCGATCTACACCATCAAGGGGTGGAGGGAAGCGCTCTGGGCGGCAAAGCAAGCCTGCGGGACATTCGAGGGCAGGGGCCCGACCGGAGCCCCCATTTTCTGGCTCACCAAACAGCGCAAGGAATTAAGCCGACTCGATGATTCCGGCCGCCAGAAGAAGACCAAGCACTGGATCCCCGTTCTTGAGATGCGGGCACCGCTCGCCATGCTCGAACCACATCCAGCCACCACCCCATCCCCTGCCGGGCACGTGGTCTCTCTCGATCGGTATTTCCCGATCCCGAGCACCCCAGAGGAAATGCTCGCGTCGATTCGAAAAATCATCGCCGCGGTTGGTGTTTCCAGGGACGAATGGATCGCTATCGCAACCAGAAAATGGGGGGCCCAGTGGAACCACAACAAAGACCACCTGTGGGAGCAGATCAACGTGTTGAAGGGCATTGCAGCGGACGGAATCAAGGGGGTGGAAGCAGTCGAGGATCAGGTCTCACGACGCCTTTTACCATTCTGAGGTCATGGCTTTTGGCCAGTCGTGCTCTGTATAGGCGCATCGCAATTTGCGGATCAATTCGAACAGCCGAAAACCTTTGGAGGAACCCCCGATGAAAATCATCCACACCGGCGATATCCACGAATGCCCAACCAATCAAGACGAGGTGGATGTCGTCATGGCGGCACTGCTATTAGAAGCCGAACGGGATCGCCCAGATGCGTTCGTATTTGCGGGAGACTTGTTCGAATCTGGGGTGTTGCTCCACTCCACGACGACGGATAAGGCGGTCAAACACATTACCGCGTTCGCTTCGATTGCTCCCGTTCTGCTCCTGCAAGGAACGTTCTCACACGATGCTCCTGGATCGTTGAACGTCTTCAAGTCCCTCCATACCACTCACCCGATTTTCGTTGCCGACCGCATTTGCCAAGTCGCCATCATTCTCGGCGGGAACTGGGTGCAATCGGCAGGGGCTCAGTTCCATGCGATCCCCCCAGGGGCAGATGCCGTTTTCTCCTGTTTGCCAACCGTGAACAAAGCCTATATAGCGGCGATGTTCGGGGTGAAAGGGGTTGGCGCTGCTGCGACGTCCTACGTTACCGACATCCTCCAAGGCTTTAGACATCTCAACCGACAATGCCGTGCTGCCGAAATCCCGGCCATCTTTGTTGCCCACGGCACCCTCAACGGGGCTATTACGGAGCATGGTGTCCCGATGGTTGGCTTCGACCATGAATTTTCCCAGCGGTCGATCGCCGATGCCGATTTCACTGCTGGAATGCTGGCCCACATCCATAAGCCGCAGCGGTGGGACATGGATGACGATCTGATCATCTCCTATTGTGGTTCCCCGGGGCGCTACCACTACGGCGAGGAGGGGGACAAGGTCTTCAACCGTTGGACGTTCGCCGGCGCGCGCCCTTCTCTGGAGACCGTCACACTTCCGGCTCGGCGCCTGATCCATATCAGTTTCGATGGCCCCCCCTGCTTCGACCGACTTCACGCAGAATCAGCCGATTGTTCTGGGGCGCATGTGCGTGTTCGGTACTCGATCGATGAGGAGCACCGCCATTCAGTGGACAACGATGCTATCCGCGCCATCTTCATTGACTGCGGCGCTGCCGACGTAAAGATCGAGCCACGCACCAATCCTGTGCAGCGGCAGCGCGCTGCCGGAATCTCCGAAGCCCCTACACTCGCCGATAAGGTTAAACGCTGGTGCGAGATCACCGATTCGGATCCCACGCCGCTCCTGCCTCGGCTCGGAATGCTTGAACACTCAGAGCAGCCACAAGATATTGCTGCGAGGATCATGAATCAGACTGAGGCCTGATTTTTTTGCCAGTAGTGTTACCAATTTGGTACCAGTGGAGACCTAAATGATTCTGAAACCGATCTTTCTCATCGAATCAGGCCCAGTGCTCGAAACCATCCAGAAATGCATTGAGCGCCGCGATAAAGCGATGTCGGCGGTGGCCGAATTCATTGCCCGCTTTGGGGCAGAGGATTGCGCTGCTGTTAGTCACAAAAACGACGCCAACTCTCTTGTGGTGACTGGTTTGATATTTCCACAAGGGTTAGAAAATAAACCAGGATGGGTTAGGTCAGCAGTTGATCCATCTGTTTGGATTCCCGATAAAATAAGCATCGGCGGTAGAGGCATTGATGCTGAGATGCGGTCCTTGGCGATACCTGGATTTTCTGCGGCCATCAAGGCAGCTGGGGCCAAAGAACTACTGGTGTCAAACGGCATCGCCACTGCACCGGCGGTTATCCCGGTCGAGAGTGGCGAGTCGATTATCTGGTTCATGACAATCCCGGTAGATTCAGGGGGAAAATTCCCTGTAGTACCTAAAGGAATGAGGGAAATACCGGTCGCAGAATTTCTTGCATTGTCTGCTGCAACCGACAGCGAATCGGTCGGATGATGAGCAACAACGCCCAACTGCTCCTCGAAATCCTTTCGACTGGGCCAATGCCAACGCCAGCATTCATTCAAAAAACAGGCGTGCACTACTCGCCATCCTTCCGTGAAGAACTTGAGAGAGACGGTCACAGAATCATCACTCGGATTTCAACCTTCGACCCACACGACGGAACCTCCCCCATGCGATGCGCCTGCTTACACCTTGAGGGTATCTGCCATGGATGATCCCTGTTTCAAGTGCCAAATCCCTGCCGAAATCTGCGGCACCGACCCCATCGGCTGTCATCACGCAGACACACAACGCGCAAAAAACTCGGCTCGCTGCAAGATCAACTACACCCGAAACAAAGAACGTTACATCGCCCGGGCGATGCAGTGGGCGGATAACAATCCAGAAAAGAGGCGGGCGATCTCGAAAAACAGGTATTGGAAAAATCCGGAGGCGCACCGCATGGCCAAGTTAAATAGATACCGCCGGACAGCGGCAATAAATAGGCAATGGGCCGCAATCATCGGCATGGACTCAATTAGAGCCCCTGGATCTTCTGGGAAAATCCTATTGGTCGGTAGGAGGAGGAATCGTTGCTAAAAAGCAGTGGAAAGGGGGGGAAAAGTGAGCGACAAAACCAGACGCCAAGAGTGGATTGATTCCTACCGGAAAGACTGGATGACGGACGACCAGTGGGAGTGCTATCAGTTCTTGGCGGACCTATTTTTTGGCTTCAACCATTTGTTCGGGAAGGTTCACAACAACAGAGAGACCCACCCATGATTCCCGGCGTCGACCTCCTCATTGGCGATTGCCGGGAACGCTTGCGCGACCTCCCAGATGAGTCGATCCATTGCGTGGTGACCTCGCCTCCCTATTACGGCCTGCGCGACTATGGGACGGCCTCCTGGGAGGGGGGAGCAGCCGACTGCGACCACGGCGTTTCCCGCTGGGAGGGCGAAAAGCAAACCCAGGGGGCACAACAGTCGGGCCATGCCGCCAAGGCCGACAGGCTCGACAGGCTCGACAGGCTCGACAGGAAGACCTGCGCCCACTGCGGAGCAATCCGCATCGACCGGCAGATCGGCCTGGAAGAGGACATCACGTCGTTCATCCAGGCGTTGGTCGAGGTGTTCCGCGAGGTGCGCCGTGTCCTGCGTCGTGATGGAACCCTTTGGGTCAACATCGGAGATTCCTACCTGAACCAACGCGGCAATGGATTCAACGGCAATTCCCGCCTGCCCGACCGGGACAAGGACGTAGCCCGGCGGGGGGCGCCTGAGATCAAGCCGAAGAATATCGCAGGCATCCCCTGGCGCCTTGCCTTCGCCCTCCAAGAGGACGGTTGGTACCTACGCCAGGACATCATCTGGGCCAAACCCAACCCCATGCCGGAATCGGTCAAAGACCGCTGCACAAAGGCCCACGAGTACGTGTTCCTGCTGTCCAGATCGGAACGGTATTTCTACAACCACAAAGCGGTGATGGAGGATGCGGTCGGGGGGGCACGGCGAGGCAACGCAAACAGTTTCCGCCGTGAGGGGAGCAAACGTGGCCAAGTGATCCCGTCGGCGAGGTCGGCAACCCACAGGCCGGATAGGCCGGACATCAACTACGACGGCCCAAAGCGGGGGCGCCGATCCGTCTGGAGCATTCCAACCAAGCCCTATTCCGGGGCCCACTTTGCGACGTTCCCCCCTGAGTTGATCGAGCCCTGCATCCTGGCGGGGTGCCCCGAGGGTGGGGTGGTACTCGACCCGTTCGGGGGCAGCGGAACGACAGCCGGCGTCGCGCTACGACACGGACGCAGGGCCATTCTAATCGAGCTCAACCCCTCCTCTGTCGACGAGCGGCGGATCCTGGAGATCGCCAACTCCACCCCCCCGGATGCAGGGCTCGATCAGCTCAGAAAACACCCTTCGCTTTTTGGTGAGATAGCCCCATGACCGATTCCGTTACAGCTGGGGGTGGCAACGTGTTCCGCTACCTCTCCCTATTCTCCGGCATCGAGGCGGCCACACAGGCATGGATGCCGCTCGGTTGGGAATGCGTAGCGGTGGCGGAAATGGAGAAGTTCCCTTGTGGCGTGCTGGACCACTACTACCCGGATACCCCCAATCTCGGAGACGTCACTAGAATCACCGCGGAGGTCATCGCCGACCTCGGACCCATCGATCTAGTGGTGTTCGGCAGCCCGTGCCAAGACTTGAGCGTGGCCGGAAAAAGGGCCGGTTTATCCGGCGAGAGGAGCGGACTGTTTCATGTGGCAATCGACATTGTGGGGTGGTCCCGGCACCACTGCGGCACCAGATTCGCCCTCTGGGAAAACGTCCCAGGCGCTTTCAGCAGTAATGCAGGAAGAGACTTTGCGGAAGTGGTTAAGGCGCTGGCAGGGATCAGTGACTGTCCGGTCCCAATCGCAGGATGGGGGACGGAAGGTGCAGCGCTCGGCGAGTTGGGGCTCGTCGAGTGGAGCGTACTGGACGCGCAATGGTTCGGAGTGGCGCAGCGGCGCCGTCGCGTGTTCGCTCTCGCAGATTTTGGAGACTGGTCCAGTAGACCGCCGGTACTACTTGAGCCCGAAAGCTTGCGCGGGGATTCTCCGCCGAGCCGAGCAGCGGGGTCGGCAGTTGCGGCCATTACTGCAAATGGCGTTGGAACGTGCGGCGCAGACGGATACCAAGGACAAGCTGGACACTTAATTCCAGTCACCCAATACGGTGACATCGCGGGCACACTCACCTGCCGTCACGACTCTTCTCCTTGCTCCGACCGCGGGACAAACGTAGTCGCCTTCGGCGGTAACAACACCAGCGGTCCCATCGATGTCTCCCCTGCCCTAACCGCCCACGGTTCATCATCAGGTCGCCTCGACTTCGAATCCGAGACGTTTCTTGCCTTCGATTGCAAGGCCTCCGGGCGTAATGGGTTCGGTGAAGGCCAGGTTGCGCCAACTATGCGCGCCATGGGCCACAAGGACAGCCACCAAAATGGGGGGGGGCATGTTGCCGTCGCCTTTGCTATCCAGGGTGCAGCAACACGCGAAAACCCATCATGCGGACCTGATGGGATTGGGGTGAAATGCGACGGAACCGCCTATACGTTGGAGGCTAGATCAGAGGTGCAAGCGGTGGCATATGGCTTGACTGTGCGACGCTTGACCCCAACCGAATGCGAGCGCCTCCAGGGATTCCTCGACGGTTACACCGACATTCCATGGCGAGGAAAACCCAACAGCCCAGACGGCAGCCGCTACAAGGCCCTGGGTAACTCAATGGCCGTCCCCGTCATGCACTGGATAGGGGAACGACTCCAGGCTGCCCTACGCCACAAAATCGAGGTCACGCCATGAATTGGTTCATCCGCAGCATCCAACCCGGGAAAACACTCCCTCGATTCTGGGGAGCGGCATGGAGCGACTATCAGTCGAATACTGTGGTGGCTATGCCGGTTCCGCTGAACCTTGTCTTCCCCCTGTTTCGAGCCCTCTGGATCTTTGCCCTTGCCGGGTGGAGAGGCATTCACTGCGACCCCAGGGATGCATTCCATCAAGGGATGAAGACTTATGTCGGGTCAATCCTGAAAAAGGCAGCACCGGGTGACATTGTCGTCCTGACCTTATCCGGTGGGGGGGTTAGCTCCCAACGCCTCGACAAAATTCGTTCGGTCATGGCTGAATCCCCCAGCGTATCCATCATCGTTCTGGAAAGTGGGCAAAGCCTTATGTCCTTGCCCGAAGCCGCCATGGCCAAAGCTGGATGGGGCAGGAATCGCCGACTTTCCCCCAGCCCATAATCGATCTATCAAATTCATCGTTTTTGATAGATCAACACCAGCATTTATCAATCTCCGATACGAGAAAAACATGATCAACAAGGTGATTTTGGTCGGCAATTTGGGCCGTGACCCAGAAGTCCGATACACCCCAGGGGGGGACCCAGTCGCCACGCTTAATGTGGCCACCACCGAACGTTGGCGCGACAAACAAAGCGGCGAACAAAAAGAGGCCACCGAATGGCACCGGGTGGTGATTTGGGGCAAGCAGGCCGAAATCGCCAAGCAATACCTTGGCAAGGGGCGGCAGGTCTACGTCGAGGGACGGCTACAAACCCGTAAGTGGACCGACCAGAACGGGCAAGAGAAGTACACCACCGAGGTTCGCTGCGATACCTTCAAGATGCTGGGCGGTCGCGGCGGCGAAGGCGGTGGCGGATTCGACACCCCGCGCGGCGGTGGCGCCCCCAGTCATAACCAAGACCCCTTCGGGCCCCAGGGGGGCGGCGACAACGGCCCCGTATTCGACGACGGCTTCGGCAACGACGACATCCCCTTCTGATGACGACCCAGGACCTTTTCGGAGGCAGCCGAGGGGCCGAGTTCAGCCCCTGCGGCTTATTCCGCTTCAATCTGGGACCCATCCCTCCCCTACTGCAACTTCGTCATGCTCAATCCGAGCACTGCCGACGTAATGACCAATGACAACACCGTCGAGAGATGCGAGCGGTATGCAAGAGGGTGGGGATGGGGGGGGCTCCATGCGACCAACATTTTCGCGCTACGTTCTACAAATCCGAAGGGTCTCTACTCGTTTCAAGGAGACCCAACCGGAGAAGGCAATGATGCCGCCATCCTAGGAGCCTGTCGGACTTGCCCCATCCCCCTATTGGGGGAGCGCTAAACCGTCGTCGATTGTCGTACCCGAGTCGGCGAGCAGGGCTGAGTGAACGGGGGGCTGTTTTGTGCGCGATTGAGGGGCTGAAACGGCGTTGCCCCGTGGACAGCAAGCCTTATTCAGGCCATGCGCAGCACATTCATCCGTTTCAGGTTCCAGGCCAACGCCACCAGGATCCATTCGCCACTGACCTTCGCCAGGCC